TCTAAATAAGACACAACTACTCCTGAGTAGCTACAGGACTTGTTTTAATTGACTCGATGCATTTTTCTGTAACGCTGATTATCTCAATTGCCTCGAGCCAGATTTTTGGTATTTCTGCGCAAATTCTGCTTCGGGATTGGTCTACGCCGTTTAGCGCAACATCGGATAAGGATATTGACTCAGGGCACATAAACCTAAACAATCGCCGAGAATTTAGCAAGATCACTTCATTTTTCATTTTTTTAGATAAAATGCCAAAATGGACGCCAGCTGAGTATGTTCGTATAATTACATGCTCACCTAATTGCTCATTTAATGTTTCCATTTCTTTTGTATTTTCTAATTTCATTTTTAATTCCTCTTAAATTTAATTTAACTTAGACCAACTTAGACCAACTTAGACCAACTTAGACCAACGGGGAATCGAATCCCCAACTGAGGCAATATCCCAAATCAAAATGGGATATCATCGTCAATTCCATGTAGCTTGCTAGTTGACTCATTCCCAGCATGGGACTTAACGCCACTAGATTCTACGCTATCTTTCTTATCAAGAAACTGTAAGTTATTTGCAATAATGCTAGTAGAATATCGATCTTTACCACCGTCTTTGTCCGGGTATTTATTTGTTTTTATTGAGCCTTCAATATATACGTTTGAGCCTTTAGCAAGGTAAGAATCTGCAATCTCTGCAAGCTTATCAAAGCACACAATATTGTGCCATTCAGTCACTTCTTTTTTCTCACCAGTCTGCTTGTCTTTATATCCGATAGATGTTGCCATGCTAAACCTAGTTACAAATCCACCGCCTGTTTTCTTTTCCTTGCACTCCGGGTTTGCACCAAGCCTACCTATCAAAATAACCTTATTAATTCCACTCATTATTTTACTCCATCATTTATTTTAATTACATTATTAGAAATATCAGAATACTTAACGTCACAATTTTTTATGTAACAATTCTCAAGATTCACATGTTTAAATCTTAAAAGCTTTAGATTGCAGTCTTCCAGAACAGAATTAACAAACGATGCGCCAGTAGCTACACAATTAAAAATCTTTGACTTAACTATATTGCATATAGAGAAGTTAGAACCAAATAAATCACAATCAGAAATAGACGTGTTAACCATTATTGACCGCTGAAAATTACAGTTTCGTAGCTTACATTTTTTTAATATTGAGTTACTAAAGTTTGACATCCTGAAGTCACAGCCAGAAAAGTCACACGACTCTGCCGCAATATATGAAAGATCACAACCAGAAAAATCACAGCCAATAAAAATTGAGTTTGAAAGCAGGGTGGTAAGACCCTCTTTTATGCTTACATTGTGTGAGGGTTTGAAGCTAGAACCTGAAAAGTCGAAGTACCTAAAATCTTTATTAATAAAAAAATTGCGTTTGCTTGTATCTTTTGAAAAAAGATCTAGTTTAGATAAATCTCCTCTTAACGAGTCAATGCGAACAGACTCTTTTATAGCTTCACTTGTTGAGATATCTTTATCGTTTCCGGGGCAAAGCTCTATTTTAATCCATTCTTGATGATTATTGTACGCTAAGTCCATGTATCGTTTTTTTACTTCTTTTAACATTTTATATAACCTCTTCAACTTTTTTAATTTGTTTTATTTGTTTAACTTCTTCAACTTCTTCACCAGCGCCCCTTAATAAGTCCAGGTCTGATTCAATGTCTTCATTGTAATACTCTTCCATTTTGTTAATAACAAACTGTAGATCATTTTCAATAAGTTTATCATTGAACATTCCCTCAGGAGACTTGGCAAGATGACTGCCAGTGTTTTGAGTTAAGAATCTATATTGATTGTTATCAACAATACTATGTAAGACAATTGTAAAAAGCCCTTCTACTGTAATCTTTTCATCGAGCATCTTTCCAAGCGTTTTAAACCGTGAAAGTCCTTCCGCGCTAACTTGTGTATGCGATAAGATAAAACAATTAAGATCAGCTCTGAGCCTAGACGACAAGCTTAAAACATCAAACGCATGTTGCTGGATAACCGTGAATTTTGCAAATCCTTGTTCATTTGCTTTACACATAAACTCATTGAACATAATGTACTGGAAATCGTCAATAACAATATTCTTTATTTTAGGCATTTTTTCGCTAACTACTTTCATTACTTTTATAATGCTTGAGTAGTTATCAGATGAATATCTGTTGCCTTGTATTTTTACGCCTTCAGAATCAAGGCATGACTCTTTATAAAGCTTTCTCGCGCCCTTGAACGGCAGGTCTTTATCAACAACGCTGATAATGAAAGTCTCTCTAGAATCAAGATTTTTAATCGATCTTGACTTGCCAGTGCCTGATTCCCCCATTACTAATATACTATTACTCATTTTCTATTTTCCTCTTAATATCTATTTAATATCTACTTATCCAAAAAGAATGTGCTAAAGCACATGCTACAACACATATAATTATTGCCTCACACATTACAGTGCACCAGACACTAGGTGGCCAGGGTGACGGTCTGCATAAGATAATGTGTCCCGCTTATCTTCTATGCTGTATGTCTTATAAAAGCTTTCGGGCGCGCACTCGTCTTCAGGGAAGTTTAATTCCATGAGTTCCCTTTCAATTTCTTCTTGAAGATCTTTTTTGTAGTAGCCGGCCATCTTTTCTTTAATTCCGGCGACAAAGTCAGACATTAAATCGTAGTCCATATCTTTTCCCACGATATCAAGAATCATTTCATCGATATTGGTTTCATGTACACATTCAGTATTGAATTTTTCTTCTCGTAGTTTTGCTTGAAGATATTCTTCCATAGCGCCAGGCGAAAGATCGTCTGCATCTAAGAAATAAAGGCCGTTGCTGATTTTTCCGTAGTAGTGAATTAAGTCTATCACTGTGCTAGAAACAGTTTGGTAGTCGTGATCAATAGTCATTAGCTTATCTCCATTTTGCTTGTTAAAACTCGTAGGCTGTACTTTCGTATAACCGACTCCATGTTTTCAAATGACTCATCTATTTCATTGATGAATTGCGATGATTGCTCGTCACTCATTTTAGACATTATATCATATACAATGCCTGGTAAAATCATATCGTATTTAGATATTCCTTTTATTTCTTGTAAATCAGCTATCATTTTTATCTCCTATTTCTAAGATACATACATTGTATCTAATCACTGTTACTTAATACTATAGCTAATGTCTGCAAATTGATTGAGATATTAGCTATTCGTTTTATAAGTTAATCACAACTACGTTTTATTACTATTAAGTTACAAATAAACTTACAAGACGATTGTATGTCACTATAAAAACAAATGTCAAGACTTATTTGACAAGAAAATTCATTATAGTTATGCTTAACCTTAACAAACAACGAAGAGGGTAAAAAAATGGCAAGAGAAACCATAGACTGGCCAAGAGTGGCAAAAAATCGGGTACGGTCTGATATGATTAAGTATGATATTGATTACGCAACGCTGTTGATTGAATTAAAAAAAATGGGAATAAATAAAAATATTGCAAACCTGAGAAAAACAATTTGGCTCGGAAGATTTTCACATTGTTTTTATCTACAAGTGCAGGAAGTAATAAAAAAATTTGCAGTAGATAAGTTTGTTTAAATAAACAATTAAAAATATTTTGAGACTATGGCCATGTTTTTTTAAGACATTCGCCATAGTCTTTTTGAGACATTGACCATATTGCGAACATGGTTTATTATGAGTAGTCTAGCTAAAGGATTAGCAGGGAAATTTATGGATATTGCGCTTCACAACAATAATTTAGTGTTACCAACGCTGCCAAATATATTCGGCAATCGTTGCTATCACGACAAATTAAGCATTAAATTCTACAATAAAGATTCTGAAAAACTGCCAAAGCCAATTCAAATCGCGTTATATCACATAAAACTCTGGGCTAAAGACAAAACTAATTATCTAGACAATCTAGAAACTGAACGCCGATCAAGCCGATCTGTTCGCAGTGAAAGACGCGAGTCTATCGCATGTGTTTTACAGTGCTTGATTAATCACACTGATCTTTGCACCATGATACCCGTAAAATATAATTTTGGCGGCGGTACAAGCTCACTGAATGCCGGACTCATATCTACTATGACCGGCATAAGTTACAAGCGCGTTCTAAGAGCATTAGATCATCTGTGGGAGTCTGGCTATATCAAGATAAAAAGACAATGGGCTTTTAGAAAAGATGGACTGATTGCAAGAAAACTCCACATTTTAAAAGTAAGCAAACGAGTTTTCGATCATCTAGGCATCGAGAAAACATTCCTAGCAAAAACTATTTCATACATTCGCAAACAACGTGAGATAGAACCCACGCTAGATAGCGAATTTACAGATAGCGAGAAATTATCTCGCAATGTAAACAATTGTGCTCAAAAGCACAAAGAAGAAATGAAAGCCAAAAAGTTAACTGGTCCACAGTTGCTAAAAAACCTCATGAAAAAAATGTCTATCAGATCATAAATCCAAGAACAAATATTGCTCATTATTAAGTTAGTGACGCATAGCTTTATCTGCCCCATAAAACTGTATAATTATTTTACTGAATATACCCTGTTTTTTTAATAAAATTAGCTGGATTAATTTAATTCATGTATAAAATGTAATTTATAAAACTTATACACATCTTAAGTGTCACCAGGACTACTGTTAAGTGTCCAGTTCTATCTAGATATTCTATAAATAAGATTTTTTGTTTGTTTTTTAAAAGACAACATGATAGTATAATTAATTATCACGTGATCAAGGATGATCATAACAAGCAAGGAAGCTATTGAATGAGCTATCTCTTATCGCCGTCCCTATCTATCCCAAAAAGCGATGTTGTTCACTTTTATATCAATGTAAAGCCGTTTGGAAAACAACGCCATGGCCAGAATGGAATGACTGGCGCTTGTTACACACCAAAAAAAACTAAAGAATATGAAAGACTGATTGCTTACACTGCATTTAATGCTATGCAAAAAGCAGGTGTTAAGAAAATCGAGGGTAGGGCTATTGAAGTTGATCTGTTTATGTTTTACAAAGTCCCCGAATCTTATTCGAAGAAGCGACAAGAGTTACTCGCTGCTGGCCGTCCTTTAGTAAAACCGGATACAGACAACGTGCTTAAAATCGTAATGGATGGTCTTACCGGCATTGCTTACGATGATGACTGTATTGTCGTTGATAACATTGTTAGAAAAGTTTATGCGAGCGAGTGGGGTATAGGGGTGCGTTTTCATGAAGTTTAGAGACGCATATCACGTTTTTGTTATTGTCGCTGGAGTTGTTGTTTCAGGTCACGTTTGGCATAGCACTGCGATCAGAAACATTGATTTTCACTATCATTCTAGTGATACTAAAATAATTAAGTAGCTCTGTATTTCACTTAAAGCCGGCAACAAATGCTACCGGCGGTAAGCTTCCTCTGCCTCTTATCAATAATAGTATTAATAATAGGTCTTTTGCACGCCCAAGGGCAGGAACGTTTCATATATCTTTATGGACAAAGTTTTTTAAAATCTTAACTGTGTCACCGCAACAAATGCTTTTGTTGTGAGTAAGTATTAGATAACCATCTGAGCCAACGGCTATAATTTCAGTTTTTCTATTTACATCCTGGCTAACGGTATTGCACTCTTGGCATTTATACAGTGACCGGCACTTTTCAATTTCAGTCGATTGTTCTTTAGACTGCAATTCTACCAAGCGTTTTAAATTGCCTCGATCTTCTCCAATCAAAACACGCTCGATGCTAACCGGCTGTTCACAGCATTTGCTTATATCTGTCAATACTGTCCTTTCGTTGTCTAAATCATATATGTGATTAAATGTTGATCTTGATATTTCTTTGCATCTAGTGCATGTGTAATATGTTTTATAATTCATCTTATTACATCCTTAAGCTTTTGAGCATTTTATCAAAAATTGGCTTGTAAATTAGCCTAAGATCATCAGCTTGTTTGTTTGGCAAATCATGATCAATAATAAACCCAATCTTAAATTTCATGTAATCTTTAAATAATATTTCTTTATTTTCGTCTTTCATTTTTTATGCTCCATGATAAAGTAAATTTTCTTGGCAATATCTGTCGTATTTAATAATGTACTCAGCTGGATTTTCCTTTATATATTTGCTTACCTGTACTCCACAAACCTTTAGAAAATTGTCAAATTCTTTTGCGTGCCTTAAATCTTCTTTTGTCAGCCCTTCAGATATGTATATTTTTTCAGTCATTTTTAACTCCTTTTAAGTTCGACGGTTATTTTTACACCAATCGCGTTTGCAAAATTCATAATTGTATTTAAAGTTGGCGAATGCTTCTTCATTTCAAATCTGCTCACTTGGCTTTTACTCAAGCCAAGCGCTTTGCTAGTCTCTAGCTGAGTTATGCCATACGATATCCGTTCTTCTTTTATCAAATCGACGATGTTTTCTAAGTCTTTGTTCATTTTAGTTTCTCCTGTTTTTATTAAAATCTACAATTATTAATTTATTTTACAGCGGCTTAAACCCATCACAAAAATCATCAAAATCTATAACGTCATCTTCTCCAAGCTTGATAATAGTGTCTCGTAGCCTGTTTAATTGCGTGTCCTCATTTCCAGTACGAGCCGTTAAGATTGGCTCTATATACTCATACGATGTTATGTATAAGTTGTCTTTGCCGTAATCAAGTTTGCCCTGATCATAGTCATAATAATTTTCAAAAATATCTTTTGTAAGATCGTCTACCATGCCCGAATCATTTTCAATATCAGAAATTGTTTCATCATCGAAATGATGGTCTTCTGAATTTAAACTTTCACCGGTTTGTAAATATACGCCGCTTTTTATTTCAAAATACCCAGTTTCAAGCGCTTCATTGATTATAAATTTTAATATTTTATCTGTTAGTTTATTATTGTTCATTTCAGTTTCTCCTATTCTTCATCAAGACAATCTTCAAAATCACTGTAGCCAACAATGTAACCTAGAGGATCAAGCTCGCGTAAAATATAGGAATAGCTAAAATAAGGGACGCCTTGGTGCAATCCATCTAAATATTCATCATATTTTTCGCGATGTTCGAAGCTCTCTATTTCACTTTTGTAATTTCTTTCCATTTCAGTTTCTCCTTTTATTAATTTAGCTGCCTGTACGGCAGTGCTAAAAGTTGTATTAATCTAAATCACCTTCAGCTTAGTTTTCCATCAGATTAATTAATTTATGTATGTCTTTTGTAACTTTTGATTTTGTCTTTTTTAGCCTATTATCGTATGCCTTTTTAATCATTAAATGAGAATCCAGTGACGAGATATACCTATCCATTCTCTTTTTAACCTCGTCACTGATCAGTTTATCAATATGATTTTTACTTAACTTCATTTTTACTTAACTTCATATTCAACTTTAGAGCTGTCATCGTCGAAATCGTCAATATCTGTAATCAGATCATCGTGCTCATCTATAAACAAATCAAAATCTTTAGGCGTTAATTTGTCAAACTCATCTTGTGATAGTACAATTTTTTCTGAGTTAAATTTGCTTTGGCAAAACTTATCCCAAAGATCGCCAAGATCAAGATCAATATCTTGATCTTGATCATCAAAATAAATGCTGTCTGTCCCTTCTGTATAATGTTGTTCGCTCATCCAGCAAAAATCGATATTATTTTCATTGCAGTACCAGGTTAAAAATCTTTTGTAGTTTTGTCTGTTTATGTAGCCGTCTGTGTTTTTTTCGTAGATTGTTATGTTCATTTTAAATTCTCCTTTTATTAGAAATTATTGTTAAACCTTTCGCATGATTCCCTGAATTCTTCATTATATTTTTCTACAGAAATTATATAATCTGTTTCTTCTTTCAATATTTCAAAAATACTAGTAGCCATGCCATACCCATGTTTTTCATTATACATTTCAATTTCAAGATCATATAATTTTCTAGATGGGTATAAATTCGGCTGGTGGTGTCTAAAATATCTTTCAAATGTCGTATTAACAAATTTTTTCATGTATTTCATATAAAATTTTGTAGCATCTTCACTGTTGTAATCATATGGAAATTTTCTTGCTGTCAATTCTCTTCTTTTTTGGAATGCGTCACGCTCGACTAATGTTTGCATGTCATAATTTCCGAGAAGGATATTTATTTGTTTACATGAAAATTGAAGGTCATCGTGTTTTATTACTCCCCGACTAACAATTTCCCCATTGTCAAAAACTTCAAACAATTCTACAGCAATGTAGTCGCCCGGTTCGTTTGCATCAGCAATTTTTTGTAGCCTGATATTTTTTATATTTTTTTTAAAGTTAAACTTTTCCTTATCAGATATGAATACAGACTTATTTATATCATAAAATTCCCCAACTGCAATGTTGTCTATTTTTTTTGTTATAAAATTTATCACTTTTTTTCTCCTTTTTTATTAGTGAGCCGCTGCATTGTTAACAATAAATTTGGTTGTTAATAACGACTCACAAATACAGTTTAGTACAAAACAAAAATGTAGTCAAGACATTTTTGCGAACATTTTTAAATTATTGTTAGTTAATCAATACGAATCGTTAGTTAATAAATGCGAGTTGAGTTTGGTACTAAACTTCTATATGATGATAACTGTGATTCAATAAATTTGGTTAAAAAAAATGACAAAAATACAACTTAGCAAATTCAGAAAAAATCTTCATGAGCTGATCAAATCAGATGAAGCGATAATCGTAACAAAACATGGGCGTGAAATTGGCGTCTTTTTAAACATCGACGACTACAATAAATTTACATTTATTGATTCTACATTAGAGGATAAAAGCAGTGGATTTTAATTGGGCAATTGAGCAGCTCAGGGCTGGCAAAAAAATCACTCGACAAAATGATGATGGTTTTGAATATCTTGCTATCTGCAAAGAGGATCTTTTTGAAAACTCGTCTCATATCTACATAAAAATCGTTTATAGAAAAAATAGATCATCGTCATTAACTCTAATGCCAGCGACAAATAAATTTATCTCACTAGACGACATCGCATCGCAAAATTGGAAATTATACGAAGAAAAAAAACAACATGGACAACGAAAAAAATACGAACAACGAAAATGATATACTGTCCACTTCATAAAATATTTTGTAGACCACTTTATGAAATACGCATGTAATGATAAAAAAATGTACAGTTGCATTGTAGATGTTACAGTACATTTTAAAGATCATGATGATGAAAAAAAGAGCATTACAAGAACTAACGAATTTTTGGTTCATGCTAGAGGCATGATTAGTGCAAAAATCATCATACAAAATTTATACGGAAAATTGCCTCCATCTTCGATAGACATTATTTCAATCGAAGATGCTTGATATGATAACAAAAGCCAAGGCTGCTTGCATTTAATTCAATGAGTCCATATACTACTCACGTTGACTAAAATATGGGAGCAACACATGGACGAATCACAAGCCAAGGATGGCAAATCTAAGATCACAGAAGCACCTTTTATACACACTTCAAAGACTAAAGCAAAAGCTGCACAAAGCATGTACGCTCAAAAGGGCGATTTTGCAAATCCAAATCTCATCCGAGAGATTCAGCAACAACACAGGATGACGCGACAACAGGTGCGAGCAGATAACGGCAGGATCTTACTAAAAGATAGAGCATAATATGGCCAGCACTTTGCTTTCAGACATGAAACCCGTAATTCTTGAGGCCATTGAGTCCGGCGCCACTTTCAAAATGGCGGCATGGAAATCGGGTATTTCTATAGCAGCTATCAACAAGTGGAAGAAAAAAGGTCATGAAGATAAAGACGCTGGCATAGAATCGGAATACAGCGTATTCATCGATGAAGTTTTTAAAGCGCGATATGGGCGTGATAAATATTATCTGGACACGATCAAAGTTGCTGCAATCAAGGATTGGCGTGCGGCTGCCTGGTTTTTAGAGAGGACCAATCAATATCAATTTGGTGCAAATGCAGATGAACTTAAAAAACTCGATATGCTAGAGCAAAAAATCAATGATCTGTATGACATGTGCATAAAATCTGAGTAAACGAATTACAGGACAAATTAATGCCAATCAACAAAGGTTCAAATCAGAAAAAAATTAGCAAAAATATATCAACACTGAGAAACGAGAGAAAGCCTGAAAAACAGGCAATCGCTATGGCTTTTTCAGTCGCTGGCAAGATCAGAAAGAAAGCAAAGAATAAGGTTGGATAATTGATAGCTGTATTCTTCTTCTACAATAAGTGCGACACATTATTTCACAGAATACTATCATTCAGTAAACATTTTAAACACGTTAATTTGCTCATGTACGATGGCGATATGTCGTATTTTATACAATCTGGAAAACATGGGTTGGATATAAAAGCGTACAACTGCGATGATATTGTATCTACTATAAACAATTTTAGATTGCACAAAAACTGTAGTGCCGTTGTGTCAACAAGCATAAGCAAACGCAGAAATATAAGCAATTTTCCATTTGGCGGCATAGTGTGTAACGAAGTTTGTCGATATGTTTCTGGCATAGATATTGGGCTAACACTCAATCCAAAACATCTGTATAATAAATTGCTAAGCAAAAATAAGTCAAATAAGAATTTTGACATTTTGTACACATGGAGAAAAAAATAATGGGTGGATTGATTGGTGGTGGCGATGACGATGGCGGAATGTCAGACAATCTAGCTAAACAACAAGCTGAGGCTGATAGAAAAATGGAAATTCAGCGACAAAGATTAACTAATCAACGAATGAGAGTTATCCAATCAGCAGGTGCGCAGCAGTGGAGTAATCCAGACCAGCCTCAGCCAAATTCAAACGATAATCAACCCACTGGAGCACCATAGGTTGGAAACTAATTGCAGCAATGAACAATTTGAACAGCATATACAGCCAATTAAAAAAAGTATTGCACCAGTTGTTGGATTTGGAATAAAAAAATACATTATAAAATGGCTTTATAATGAAATTTCACTCGGGAGAGATCGCATATGGATATGCAAGAACTTGACGAAAGATACAGAGAAGCTCTTAGCTATAAAGGGCGTTGGTTGGGACTCTATCAAGAGCTTTATATTTACGTTATACCGAATCGCGATGCTTTCAACGTCAAGTTTAATTATCTAGACGCTGCAAAACCAACGTTTCAAAATATTTATGACGATACAGCACCCTTAGCAGCTTATGAGCGAGCAAATGATCTTCACGCGTTACTAATTCCACAGGATAGAAACTGGGGCAAAGTTACTATGGATACTCATATGTTCAGAGATGATCAAGTCCAGCAATTAAAACCGCGTTTTGATGAGATGAACGAAAGAATCATGTATTTCATTAATCAAAGTAATCTAGCGCGTGTCGTAAATGGCTCAAATCTTGACTTGGTTGGCGGTACTGCTGCACTTTGGATTGAGCATATCAGCGAAGAAATCCCAATTTCATTTAGATCAATACCAGCTGTTGCACTTTATATCGAGCAAACAAACGATGATCTTGTAGAAACGGCATGGTATCAGATAAATATGAGTGCTAGAAAAATCATGAACACATTTCCGAAGTACAAAGGAAAATCTTTGCGTGCATTAAAAGATAATCCGCAAGAAATCCATCAAGTTGTTTTCGGACAAATTAGCATTGGCGAAGCTGGGAAAGAAAAATATTATATCTACGCTGTTTTAGAAAATGATCCACACGAAGCACTATGGGAAGTAGAAAGAACCTACAAGCAGATCATCGTTTATCGGGATCGTGTCCGCCCCGGCGAAGCTGATGGTCGCGGTATTGGTCTTGATCTACTTCCCACCATAAAAGATCTGAACGAAATGCGAAAAGAAGCTAGAAAAGATAAAGCAACTAAAGCGCGTCCTCCAATGTTTTATGATAATGATAAAATGTTTAACCCTCACGCTATAAGGCGATGGTCTGGTGCAATGATTGCAAGGCAACCTGGCGGACGAAATCCAATCGAAGCTTTGCAAATGCCAACTTATCCGGAGGTTAGGGAGGAAATTTTAATGATGCAAGACATTATCAAAAAAGGTTTCCAAGTTGATCCACTCGGAGAAATCAATAATCCAGTTAAAACTGCAACTGAAATTTCTATACGTGAGAACCGAGCACAGCGTACAAGCTCAACGGATATTTCGCGATTAATTAATGAATTGCCGAAACAAATTTATGAGACAGTAGCAAAGATTTTGAATGAGTCATTACTACTATTTAAAGACAGAAAGCCAAGCGATTTTCCCTCATTTAAAAAGCTAAGATTTGATTTCCAATCGCCGTTGTACGACATACAAAAAAGTGAGAACATACAAAAGTTGGCGCAAGCGTTCCAGCTTAAACAGCAATTTTTTGGGGAAGGTTCCGTGATGGGTTCTGTTAATGTAGGCGAAACCAACGATTATATTAATGATAATTTAAATATCCCGAGCAAACTTTCTAAATCCAAAGATGAAATTAATCAGATAATGGATGCTGTTGCTAAACAACAAGCTGAAGCTGCACAACAACAGGGGATGCCAACGCCGAGCACAAGCAGTTCTAACGTTGGATTGCCAAAGGGAACGCCGCAACAATTCTAAAATTCTAAAAAATATGAGGACACGCATATGACCGAAAAACTAACGCCCGAAGAAAATTTTATCAACTATATTTTTTTAACCTATCTTAATACTGCTAGTTACCCAAAATTTAGTATGTCGCATGGATGGCTCATGAGCCATGGAATTACTGAGCTTGATAATCGAGCAAAAGAAGTAGTCGAAAAATATTTTGGACTCAATGGAAAAAAACAAATGAGAAAAAAAGATATTGGAAAAGAAACGTACAATATCCATAAAGGCGAGCCCGGTATAAGTGAAACAATGGTTAGCAAGATAATTGGACAGTCAATTGATAGGATCATATGCAAATGGAATAGAAAACTAAAATCAGAGGTATTATAAAATGGAAAAATTAAGACAACTATTAGACGATGGGCATATTGAACCATTTGACTATAAAACCTATCTCATGTTTGGCAATACGGCAGGCAGCGAGTATATCAAAACAATGATTGAATTATTTTTCATGGAAGAATCACCTGTTTTCAATGATGAAAGCAGCTTTGCTTTTATAGATGGCCGAAGATCTGTTTGGCGAGACATAAAAAATTCAATTGCCATGGTTGAAGCGGCACTAGAGTTTGAGAATAGAAGAGATGTAAACAACTAAAGGAATTTAAAAATGATTGAACAAGTAACGCAAGCACAAGAAGTTTCAGAAACAATGCTAACAGGCGAGCCAAAACTTTATGCTGGAAAATTTAAAACAGTCGAAGATCTGGAGAATGGGTACAGGCAGTCATTACCGCTATATCAAAAGACAAAAGAACTTGAAAGCGAGATAAATAGGTATAAGACAGTACCTGAAAAATATAATCTTCCTGGTGATGCTGAGCTAAGAGAAACTCAGTTCAAAGAACTTGAAGCATTAGCAAGAAGCGCTGGGCTTAATGAAGAGCAGTTTACAAAGGCCGCTAAAAGCATATCAGAGAAGATCAAAGCTCAAAACCAAACGCTTGATGATAAGCGAAAAGCACTCGGTGATGAAAAATCAAATTTGTTGAAAGATTTTGTCTCTAAAAACTTTGGTGAGTTTTCAGATCAGTTTAAATCTAACATATTTAATCAACT